TCTTTTTAAGGAATACACCATTACCTTCAAGAATTGACTGTAAGCATAAAATTTTATTTGATGCTAAATCAATCTCATCTAAAAGGAGGACAGCTCCCCTCTCCAAAGCTTCGGTGACGGGTCCATTATGCCAAACAGTATTCCCATCAATAAGACGAAACCCACCAATAAGATCATCCTCGTCGGTTTCAATAGTGATGTTTACACGAATTAACTCTCTATTTAGTTGTGCACATGCCTGTTCCACAGTAAATGTTTTACCATTACCAGATAATCCTGTAATAAAAGCAGGGTAAAATTGCTTAGATTTAATTATAGTTTTAACATCCTTAAAACTTCCAAAAGGAACAAAAATACTATCCTTAGTAGGAACTAAATTTTGAACTATTGAAGGTTCTACAGAAGGTGCATTGAATGATTTCTCAATATTCTCAACTGCCTGTGTGGTTATTTCAAGGTTCCACTTACCTTTAGATACTTTATACTTCTGTATCTTCTTAGTAACTGTTGCATAACCAATGTCATTCATAGCACAAAATGCTTTAACATCAGCAGCAGTAAATTCTGTTCCGTATGTTTCTCTTAATCCGTCAACTGCCTCCTGTTCCGTCATTTTTAATTCAAAAGTCATTAGGGGTTGTTTGTTTAATTGAATATATTATAGTTGAAAAAAGGGGTTAATAGAAACCCCAGTAGACACTTTAATTATTGTACCCATTGTGGTTTACGATCTGGAATACGAAGATAGTTATCCTTTACCCAAGGTTTTGAATTGATATACTTTTGATAGGCAGTAAAGGTATCAATAGTTCTATCAGTCTTAAACTCATCAGGCATTGCACGAGTAAATGATTCCACCATACAATAGCATGTAATTACCTCACCTGCAAATTTATGGAATGTTTTCTTTGCCTCAAACAATGCATCAGCACATCCATGAACTTTATCATAACGATGCGAATACTCATCAGATAATGCACATCCATGCTGTATCAACCATGCTGTATTAAATATACTAGCAGCAGCCCATTGAGTGCATGGATGATTACGGAAAGCACCTTTCTGAGTCTTGAAAGGTGTTCCATCTTTCTTCTTAACTAAGTCATCACCCCAGTCATAATACCAGTGTGAGAATACAATGGAGAGCATCTGACATGTCTCCAAAGGCATCTTAACCACATGCTTATCAGGCAAAACTTTTGCTGATATATGAGGATCTGGATGGGTAACAAAAATGTTCATGCAACTAATTCTACAAATTCATTAAGGATTTTTTTATTCATCTTTTTATTTTTAAGACTCTTTACAAAAGCACGTTTGATTTGAGCTTTAGTAGCATCTTCATTAACATCAAACTCAGTATCAGTTGCTAAAGCATTTGTAGATAATCCAAAATAGGTATGATATCCTGAAGTCTTAATAGAGAATGCTTTATCCTTTTTCCATTCTCTCATTGTTTTCTCCACAAGTTCATACCCACAATAGTTACGAATAAAGGAATTAGCATCTCTACCTTCAATAAGACGAATTCCAATAAAATTCATATCAGGAAAATTATCTCTCAGATTATACAACAATTGATCTGTTATTTGTGACCACCCATCAACATTGAATGAATATGTACGTCCTAATTTGCGATCACGTAATGTAACATGCCTGTTAATATATCCAGATCCAAGATAAGGAGAATCTTCCCAATGTCTTTGAATTTCTTTATGATAAGTTAATTGCCCTGCCTCACCATCAGTAAGTATAACACACTGAACTTTTTGTAACTTATTCTCCTTTTTAAATTGAGGAAGAATTTGGTGAAGAGCAATTATAGTTTCATTTAATGGAGTTCCAGAAAGACGCATTCCTAAAGGAACAATATACTGACAGTAATTTGCAAACGTATAACCTATACGATAAACATTTAACATCTGCTCTTCTAAAGTCTTAGAATTTACTTTACTGGTAAAGAAATGCATTAAAGAAAAGTTATCACATAATTGAACAGATCCTTGTTTTTTATCATAGACAGAGTGGCGAACACCATTTTCTTCTGTCCAAAGTGGATAGTCCATAGTAAATGCATATACATCAAAAGGAATGTTAACTTTCTTACAGAACCAAAGAAGATTATAAAGTTGCTTCAAAGTATCCATCATAACTCTCTGCATAGATCCAGACCAATCTAGAATGAATACAAGACCATGATTCTTACCATCTGGAAGAATACTTATTTTCTTAAATAGATCTTCGTTAAACTTATATGTGTGAAGATTAGTAGTATCTAAAACTCCAGTCCTAGATGTAGTAGAACGAGCATATGCATTAGCAGATTTCTTACACTCAAATTCTTTAACTAAGTAATTGACTTCTTTCTGTGCTGATTTCTTAAACGATTGATATTCAGAGTCAGGTTCAAAAAAACAATCATTTATCATAGATTGTTGATCATCCCATTCAGATTTACATTGTTTATGAATAACACTATTCTTTACAATGATTTTATTAATATCTACCTTTGGAATCTCAACATAAATGTTCTCCCTACTATCATTATCGATAAGATTTTTAAGAGATTCATCTAATGATCTAGCAGTTTCAATTTCTGGTTCTGGTGAATCTTCAAAACTTTTACCACCACTCAAATCAGAAGCATCATTAGTAGGCTCATTACTAGCACCAGCATCATCTTCCATGTTAGAGTTATTAGCATCCCCAGAATCGGTACCGCTATCATCGCTATCAGTATCAACGTCATCCATCCAAGAATCTTGATTGTCAGAGGAAAGATTTGCTTTAATACTTGCCTCTTCTTTCTGTTGTTCTTCCTGTTCCTGCTTGCAGAAATTATATAACGTTTCTGCTGCTGCGATGGTTTCAGTAAAGGTCTCGGCATTTTGTATTAAAGAGATAATCTCCTTTTCAGGAGTTGAAAAAGATATATCAAGGAACGAACCAATCTTGAAATATAGATTAGCCCGATCAGCAAGATTAAAATTATTAAGATCTTGACCATCTACCTCAAAAAAATCTTGATCACTAAGTTCATTATACCCTCTATAAAATGTTTTAGCAAGTCCAGCATATTTACGTTTCATTAACTTCTCAATTCTTGCATCCTCACATACATTTACAAAGGTATGTGGAATATTCCTAGGAGGATCTACATCAGGTGTAAACAAAGCATGTCCAACCTCATGTCCTACAAGCATATCATATACGGTATTACTTGCTTTACTCCACTGGGGAAGAATTAAAACACGAGTATGAACATTAAACTGAGCAGTTTCAACATTCTTATGCTCTACAATCAAATCTTCTGTTGCAAGAAGTTTAGCAAGTTGAGATTTAATTTCGTGACTAACTGGCATGTACTTTTGTTTTTGATACACCTATTATACTAAAAAACCTCCCTTTGGAGGAGGTTTGTAGACGCTTTATCAACTGTCTACGTCTTTCTCTTGCAGCACGTAGTGCCTGTGGTTTCAATTTTCGTTTGGCATCCTTCTTAGAGTGATGCTGCCAATTGGGAGTATTCATTGCCCTGAAGATGTTCCATAATATTTATTGTAGGGAACCATCCCAATTTACGCAAGGCAGTTGTGTCAGCTTGCAAACTGTCTGGTTCTCCTGGTGTATTTTCCTTTACAGGAAGATTTGGTCTTCCCATTGCTTCTGCTAGTTTTTGAACCGAAATTGCTTCTCCAGTTCCAATATCAATTGTTCCAACATACTCACTGGGCATTATGTATGCAATTGCTCTTACCACATCATGCACATGAATATAATCCCTTTTATGCTTTGTGATGTACTTAGCAGTATTCTCCTGAAGCATTCTATACAACATATCAGATCTACTACCTTCCTTCGACCAGACATTAAAAAATCTCATACCGACACTATTGGGTGGGGCCATAAGTTCATTTGCTTTCTTTGTTATTGCATAAGGGTTCTGCCACCAACCATGTGCTCCTGCTGAACTAGCATATAATAATCTAACATTATGCTCTCCACAGTAATCAAATATAGGTTTTGACTTCTCTACATTATTCTCGATTCTCTATACTATCTCTAAGAGCAGCAAAGGCAGCAAGATGAATAATACAATCATAATGCTTTGCAAACATCCCAGAAGGAGCAACCCAATTACCTATATCTTCTGGTCTATCTAATCCTTCTACACCATATCCATAACCTTGTTCATGTCTTAAATCATCAAATAGACGACTACCAATAAAACCTTTATGTCCAGTAACTAAAATCTTCATACTATCCTACTAAATCCCTTTACCTTATCAAATCTTACCACACTTTCAAATTTATCATGCAAATCTGATTTATGTGATATTACAAATACATTTGCATTTTTTACCACATAGCGAATTATCTTTAAAAATTCTTCTGTGCCAAATCCATCAAGAGAACTATCAAACACTTCATCCATAATAAGAAGATTAGTATTTACAGAGTTCTTTACCCTAGCAACTTCTCTCCATGTAAAGAGTAGTGCTAAGTCAATCCTCATCTTCTCACCTTCACTAAATGAAGAATATGAAAAATCTTCGTGAATCGGTGATTTTACCGTTTCATTAAACTCTTCATCCAATGTAAAATTGATATAGAAATCCATCAACTGAAGGTAACGATTTACCTGTTGATTAATGAATGGTAGATACTTCTTAATTATTTTTGTCTTTACTCCATCATCCCTTAACAGAGAATAGGCAAAATCGTAATGATTAATCTCTTCCCGTTTATCTGCTAAGTCTTCGATTGTTTTTTGGAGGTTCTCTTTAAACTCTGCTAACTTCTCATGCTCAGTATTTCTGTTCTTAATTCGTTCGGTAATTGTTTGAACTTCATCTTCAAGTTCTCCGATTTGTCGTTGACTGAGACTAATCCGAGTATTGTTTTGAGAAATGTCATGGTTGAGTTTAGTAATCTCCTTAGATAGTTGGGTGAAGTGACGTTCTCTCTCCGTTTCTAACTTTATAGTCTCTTCCAGATCATTAAAACCTTTCTTGAGCTCCTTTGCTTTATCTTGAACGTCGGCAATTCTATTTAACCTAAACTCTTCTTCTATATCCTGAGTACATGTAGGACATACCGTATTGTCTGTGAAAAACTTATGCTCTTTGGTAATTGTAGATACTTTTTGAGTAATTTTGCCTTTAAGTGTGTTTAGTTTCTTTAACTTTTCAGAAGCACCTGCTAACTTTTCCTGCTCCTCATTTAATCCATATACTCTATCACTAGCATGTTCATTCTTAGATGTTAAAATACAAATATCATCACCAAGTTCTCTACTCTTTTTCTTCTTTTCTGCTATATCATCCTGTCCTCTTTTCTCAATCTCTTCAATAAAATTTTTCTGCATTCCCATCTTATCTTTAATATTATCTTTCTTCAAGTCTAAAGATTTTATCTTCTCTTTTCTAAGACGTATATTATCTTTGATAAGATTATTCATTGCAGAGAATATTCTAATATCTAAGAGATCTTCAATCACATCTCTACGATTAGTACCAGTCATTTGCATAAAAGGTACAAAACTACTACTACCCAAGATTACAATTTGAGTAAAGGATTTATAATTTACTTTTAAAATATTATCTTCTAAAATTCTCTGGTTTGATCTATCATCTGCTTCTTTATGAAGTGGATTACCATCCACCTCAATGTCAAATATATTTGGTTTTATCCCACGTCTTACAATATAATCTTTATTATTAACAGTAAAATTAATCTCTACCACACATTCTCTTTCATTGGTAGTATTAATTAACTGACCTTTATTAATTTTACGAAATGGTTTATTGAACAAAGCAAAGGTAAGTGCATCCAGCATTGTGGATTTTCCAGCACCGTTTGTTCCGATAACCAAATTGGTATTATATTTTTGAAAATCTATCTCCGTCCACTGATTACCCGTAGAAAGAAAATTCTTCCATTTAATTTTTTGAAATATTATCATTATATGGAGGTATCACAAAATCATTAGAGGTAATCACTGCATACTTATAATTATACATCTTACACGTCTTTATTGCAAGCTCTCCATCAACCTCAATCACATCCATTGGTTTATCATCGCTATCTGCAAGATCACCCATCATCATAGCATATCTAACAGCATCATCCTCCTCTTCAAAGAGAAAAAGAACTTTATCTCCATGTTGATCAGAAACGGCATAAGCACCATCATCTTTATGATCCTTAAGAGTAAGGAGGAACATTTACTCTACCTCGCAGGCTTGTCTATATAAATCCTTAAAGATACCTTTGATAATGTTCTTATCTAAATCAAACTCTGACTCATCAATATAGCGATTCAAAATAGATAGAGTATTTTCATCTTCATCTATTTCAAAATCTTCACTTTCTTGAATATCA